ACCCGCTAAAATCTCTCGAGCCTTTAAACAGATTGACTCCGCCGACCGACACACTCGCTATCCTACTAGCCAGCTCCTCGGCTGTCTGCGTGAGCGCTGACTTGCTGGCTTTATCATTGGCCAGATTGGTCAGCTCTGACAGTCTACGAGTCGTTGTCTCTTCATACGTCGCTTGCGCCGACTTCACACCAGCCAATTCTTTTTTTGTCTGAACAAGTGATTCAACTTGCTTGGCAATCTCAGCTTCAGCCTGTACTTGCTTTGGCCGAATATCGTTTGCGATGGTTCGCTTCAGAGCGTCCAAATCGCCCGACAGAGCCATCTGAGCGCTCGTAGCTTGTGTCTTGAATTCTTCGAGTTTGGCAATCGAATCCAACCCAATCCGCTTCGCTTCCTGAGCAAGCAAGCTACTTGCGCCTGAGTTTCGCAAAGCTTCTATAGCTTTGCTCTTGATTTCTTGCAGAGGGCCATTGTTAAAACTGCTAAAACGCTGGTCGATTGTGTCAGAGAGTTCTCTTTTGACTTCTTCGGTTTTAGCTCTGGCCAGTTCAATACCGTCAGAAATTTCTTGTCTAAGTAATCCAACTTTATGATCAAAGTCTAAGTCAGCATTTTGAAGAGCCTTTCCAATGGCAATTTCTTGTGCAGATTCTGTCGCACCAAGGATAGCATCCGCTGCGCTAGATAAGCCACCAGAAGCCCTAGAACCACCAACTCCTGCCTTGTCATCGAAGGTCAGAGAGATGTACTCTTCTTTCAGTGCATCGAACTCATAAGCAATAGCTTTCTTGAGTACATCGACATTGTGCTTCCAGCTCTTAAGGTTGACTGTATCACCCATGTGGACTACTTGTCCATCAAGTTCATAAGCTTCAATCTTGATAGCGTCAGAGACCTTGTCAATGCCCTCATTTGAGAACTTAGCCTGTGCCCATTTCTGTAACTCTTCAACAGATTTTGCGTTGTTGTTCTCATACTCTTTTTCATTGATGTAAGGATAAGAGTTAATAAGAGGACTATCAACAGTCACTCTGATAGTCGTTTCCTTTTCAGCGCCCTCGGGTTTAAAAGTTGACTTAGCATGGATTCTTGTGACAACATTCTGACTGTTTTTTGTGCGTTGGTAGTCCTTCAGATTTTTGTGCGTTGTAATAACAACACCACGATTCTCGCCACGACTCTTCTTGACAGTCATCGCAAAGTTATCACGAACCAGCTCGCCTTCCCATGTACCAACAATGCTGTGCTTACCGTCCAGCAATACAGAGTACAGAGTTTCTGTCTCAGTCGTGTTGAAGGTCCTACGATCCTGGATATCACTGTTAAATGAGAAGTCCCCAAGAGCCGTTTTGGTGTTTTGAACCATGCGAGAAAGAGCCATGCCACAACTCTGACTAGTCACACTTACTGGCGTGATAGAACGTTGCATCACATCGTCTGAGATGTGATAGGCTGTGATTTCCAGATGGTCATTGTGCTCAACAGGTTTCTTGATACGAAATAGTTGCGCTCCTAAGACAGGAGTCGGAGCCTTTATCAGCATATCTTCTTGGATGAGTTGATAGATACCAGAGTCAGAAATAGGATATTTCACAGTTAAGGTGAAATCGCCATTCATGATTTCTTTCACAATCGCTGAAGTCGCTTCATGAAGTGGCTCCCCGTTCCATCGAACGGTTCTTACATCTTTATTAAGTAGATAAAGCAATTATGCCCACCCCCAAACCGTTTCGATTTCAAGCGATTGAATACCTGGACCCAAAACAATCCCAACATTCTTCACCTTTGCTGGATCAACTGTGATAAAATCCCCTGACCATTTCACTGGCTTCCCTGTTGTTGTTTTAAAGCTAGGATTGTCAGGATTATTGACCATCACAAGCGATTCTGAGAGCTTTTCAAGCCTAATAACCTGACCAGCGATTGTAAATGAAGTTTCAGAAGCGCTCTGACCAACGATTGTGATTTTAGGAAAGGCAAGAGCAGAACCTTGCACGGTTAAAGTTCCACTTCTTGTCAATATCTGTGTATCGGTGCCTTTAAAGTATTTGGTAGGGTGACAAGTGAATGTCGCTTTAGTCATATAAAGACCAGGTTGCACTTCCTCAAGGTCACTCACATTGACCTTATAGCACCAAAGACGAGTTGTTTTGACTCGCTCACTCTCTAGCCAGAACTTCTCACGGATAAACAGACTCATAAATTGGTTCGTCTGTTCTTCAGTAGGTTTGACCAAGTAAATCGTATAAGGTTTCTTGACCAGTTCCCTATGCTTGTTTGTCTGAACGATTGCTCCACTGATACCACCATGCTCCAAGAGAGCCGTCTTGCTCTCTCCCAGAGCGATTGAAGGAGAGTCATGGACAATGACTTTAAACGGAAAAGACGATGTTCGCACACCGTCAATTACAAGCTCATTATGCTTTACCATGCACCCCCTCCTCTCAATTGTGTTCTACGTTGTAATTCGTCAGCAATACGCTGAGCCACCTCATCAGCAATCCGACTGATGTCAGCTTCTTCTCTGACAGTGTTACCAGTAATAGTAATGTTGATGGTCGGTGAAGTTCCACCCATAGTCTGAGCGATACCTCGACCGATGGCTCCAAGTGTTTTATCATTAAGTGGCAATACTGCTTCGTTCCCAGCTTCACCACCAACCATAAGGCTATTGCCATTCATTCCAAAGATGGTTGGTTTTGTCATGATACCGCCTTTGGCATACCATTCGATTCCGATACTTGGAACACCTTGACTCAACCAATCTAATGGATTGGCTGAACCACTCACATAAAAGTGAGGTAGTGGGATGTGTGGCCAGCTGATGTTGAAGTTAAACAATCCTTTGATGGCATTGATAGCCGTGCTGACAAGGTCCTTCGCCCCGTTGATAGCACTACCGATGGAATTTTTAATCCCATTCCACACGTTTGATACTGTGCTTGAAATGCCATTCATGATATTCCCAATTGTTGTGGAAATACCTTGCCATGCCGTTGAAATGATGCTTGAGATTGAAGAAATAACTGTCGAAACAATTGATTTAATCGCTTCCCAAATAACTGACATGGTATTTTTGATTGTTTCCCATGCCCCTGACCAATCTCCATTGATTACTTGCATGATAGCAGTAATGATGCCTTGGATGACTGTTATAGCAGTCTGTACGACTGTTTTAAGCACCTCCCAAACCATCGATACGCTTGTTTGCATATTCGTCCACATCGCTTCAAAATATGGAACCAGGTATTCCATAGCAACTTGAATAACAGTGGTAATGATGTTAATAGTCGTACCAATTATTGTAGAGATAGTATCCCAAACAATCTTAAAGGTGCTTTCAATAAGTGCCTGGTTCTCGTCTATCCATTCAGTGATTCCGCCAAATACAGAAATAATAAAATCTGAAACATTCTGGATGGCTGTGCTGATTGCGGTTTGAATAGCTCCCCAAACCGTGTTGACAATCTCCATAATCCATGTATGATTAGATTCCCACCAAGCAATCATCCCTCCAAAAACATCCTGAATAACCTTATCAATGCCAGTGATTGCTAAAGTTATCAAGTATGACATGATATTCCAAACATAGCTAGCTGTTTTTAGAAGATCTTCTTGGTTAGTTTTCCACCAATTCGTTAAAATTCCCCAAATATCTTGGACAACTGTACTTATCGCTTGAACTACTGTTAAGATAACCGTTGAGATGGCATTCCATACAGTACTCGCAATATTGTAAATCGTATCTTGATTTTTCTTCCACAAAGCTAAAAGGGCATTCCAAATCGTTTGAACGATTTCTAGTATAGAATGTATAGCTGATGAAATAGCGCTCTTGATACTTTCCCAAGTGTTGATCACAAAACTCTTAAAGGTCTCATTGTTTTCCCACAATTCTTTTAATCCGATGATAAGTAGTGTGATAGCCACCACTACTCCTGCAATAATCCCAATGATTGGTAATGCCGCTGCAATCATTGCGCCAAATGAGGACATAAACACAGCTTGCAGGGTTAAGAATATGGGGGCTAAGGCTCCCACAATTGTCAAAACACCCCCTAAGATGACAATAAAATCTTTTACTGGGTCAGGTAAGGAACGGAACAGTTCAGCCACACCTTTAACAATCGTTGCTAATGTTTGAAAAACGGGGATCATCATTTCCAGAAGAGGTTGACCAATAGCAGACAATGCATTGGTTCCAGCTTGTTTAAGGTTCCCCATCACATTTTCTAAACCGTCGGATTCTCTTGCAGCTTGTCCAAGAGCTCCTGAAAGTTTATTTCCGTCTTCGACCATCTGAAGCAATGTCAATTGCTTCTGCGCTTCGCTTAGGTCCTTAAATGATTTCCCGTACAATTTATTTGCAGCCGCATTCCTAGTTGTTTCTGTTGCAGAAATCCCAAGAGCAGCATCGTTAGCAAAGTTTCCCTTCAAAAAAGATTGTAGGCTTTCTGTCACGCTCTCAATAGACTTGTCATAAAAGGCGGCACCATCCGCCGCTGCCCTAGTTGCACGAGAAGTCAGGTCCAAAGCTTCTGCTGTATCCAATCCTGAAGTTTTTGCAAATGAAGCCATCTGAGTGAATGACCCTTGCAATCGCTCTGGGACAATGTCCATTTCCTGACCAATAGCATTCAACGCTTCTCTTGCTTGAGCTTCCATGTCGCCAAAAACAGTTGTAAATTGAGCATTACTAGCTTGCATTTGAGCAGCAGCTTCTAACGCTTCTTTCCCTACTTCTACAAGCTTATCTGAAATAGCACTCAACTTTTCACTAAACTGTTGAAGTAATTCTGCTCTTAAATTTCTCGAGATTTCACTTAAACTTTCCTGAGTGCTATCAGCAGCAGACTTTGTTCCTTTCATCTCATCATTGAGATGATTAAAAGCAGTCTTAGCCTGATTTAGCTCCGCTTCCATCCTGTTAGCTTGTGTTGAGTTCTCACCAAATTCTTTTTTGGTGAGCTCCAATTGTCTCTCTAAGTTTGAAATCTGCTTATTGACAATATCAGACTGTGCGCCAATCTTTTTCTGGGCAAGAGCATTTCTCTCGGCTTCGCTAGCATTTGAACCCAAAGCACTTTCTTGCAGTTTAAATGAACTTGTCACCTTTTCCATCTCGGATGCTAGTTGGCTCTGTTCATTCTGCAAATTGTTTAGTTTACTGATATTGTTTTCTGTCGCTTGACCGTTTCCAGATAATGCCTGGTTCACACTAGCAAGCTTACTCTCATATCCTTTCAGGACGTTTTGAGTGACTTCGACTTCACGCTGGAAAGCTCGATACTGATCAGCTCCAATATCACCATTTTTGAATTGCTGTTCCACCTGAGACTGAGCTTGTCTCAAGGTTTCTAGTTTCTCTTTGGTCGTAGCAACTTGCTTCTGCAAGACTTCTTGCTTCTGAGTCAGGAGCGTTACGTTCCCTGTATCAAACTTCAAGGCCTTGTCAATCTGTCTCAACTCCTGACTTGCATCAGTAGCAGCCTTATTGACATTTTTCAGCGCCTTCTGCAAGGGTTGCGTGTCGCCATCGATTTCAATTTTGATACCTTTGATATTTCCTGCCATATTTCCTCCTTTCTCAAAAAAATAGAAAAGCGCTGAGAGAACTTCTATCACTGATAATGCAGTAAGCTAACGAACTTGGTCTCAGAATCGCTCTCTCAGCACTCATTTTTTCTTTAAAAACTGTCAAAATCAGCTTGCGTGGCTTTCCGTTCGCCAACCTTATCCTCACTCCGTAAATTCACATAATCCGTCTGATAATCCAGAGCCATTCCGATTGAGATATGCTTTAGATCATCGATAGACAGACCAGTTTCTTTACAGCATGACAAATAGGATTCTACTGTGAAGATTTCTTCGCTAGCTGATTCTGATTCATCTGGTGCTTTTTTGTTGTCATGCTCGCATTCAGCATTTCCATCAGCACAGGTCCAACTTCCTGAATCGGAAAGACTTCCATTTCCATGAAGAATTGTTCATAAGGTTTGATGTGAGGGTTTGCAGATTTAGCAAAGGTCCAAAAAAGACGGTTGAAAAAGGTCATGTCAAAATCTGACAACATCGAGACGTCAATATCAGTTGCTGTCAACTCTTTGTCAGTCTCCAGCTTGTTCAATTCATTCATGAATGATTGATTTTTCAACATTGAGAACAGATCTTGAAAATAATCTTTCCCAAATTGTTGCTTGTATGCGATAGGAGTATAGCCATTGGTCCCTAACTCATACTCCTGATCGCCAACCAAAACGATTTTACGCATAGATCTTCTCCTTAAGCTGAAACCGCAGTAGGTTCATAGACTTTCTTGAACCAGTTGTCATACGCATCCTTGTTATCAGCTGATGTGATTGAACGTTTAACAACTGTGTCCAATGGACGTGGGCTAGCTTTGAAACTAAGCTCACGTTCGTTTGTTGATGTCCCGTTCTTAGTTTTTGAACCAAGAGATGGGCGACTAGCAAAGCAGTAGTACATCACATAGCGAGTCTTGTTTTTGTCACCAGCAAACTCGAACATCATTGCGAACTCTGTCAAGCTCGCATCTGCTTTTTCTGTCATGACACCAGTCTGAGGATCCTTGATTTCACCGAGAATTTTTGTTGCAAATTCATCAATGATGTGCGGGATTTTAAGTTTACCTTCATATCCTTCATTTGAATTCATGAAATGGTAATCCTTATTGTCTGCCTTGATAGGGGTTGTTTCCCCTTTAGTATCAAGTGTCAGCTCCATCGCTCCAGGAAAACGAAAAACATCACCGTAAGTAATAACTCCATCTGCTGCAAGTGTCTTGATAGGTGCGATATGTACATTTTCTAGGCCAAAGGTTACTTTATTTTCTTGAGTCATGTCATTCCTCCTTAGTAAAGATAGACTGTGTAAGACTTGACATAGAGTCTTTCAGTCTCGATAAATGTTTCTTCTTGAACTTCAAAAAAGAGCTTGTGGGTTGCCCACAGCTCTTCCAGACGTTCTTCCAAATCTTCATCCTTCTGCTCAAAAGCTAGCTCAACTGTCACGCTCTTAATCTGATGATTAACCGTGTTGTCAGCTGCATTGATGGCTGGACTCGATTCATAATAGACCAGGTAAGGTAAGTCAGGAGCGTTCCCAGTTTTAAACGCTCGATAGGTGACAGGCAAGTTTGCCTGTTTCAAAATAGCAGCAAAGTCTGATAGCTTCATTTCCCAATCTCCTTGATACGCTTCTCAAAGTTCTGAATCGCTTTTTCTTCAGCTGGCTTGATGTGGACGATACCAGCGACACGACCACCATTTCTTGAAAGGTGCCCGTTCTCAAGTATGTGAGTAAGACTTGCAACTGCGTTGAACACAACAAAAGAGCCATTGGCCAACTTCTTCTTTTTCCAACTTCTGCGATACTTTCCGTACCGTTTCGGACTTGTCTCTTTCAACTCATCCACAGTCTCATCAGCCACTTGCTCTGCAATCTTATCCACTTCTTCAGTAACCTCATCAGAGTAAGCTGCAAGCTCTTTCGCTATCAAATCAGCAAGGTCATTACTCATTTCAAGACCTCTGACAAAGTCAACTCTAAAATTTCAGAATCGATAGGATAGGTTTTCAAGATACGATATTGCTTGCCTTCAAACTTCGCAAACTCCTGATTCTCATACTCAAAATTTCGAATCTCAACGACCAAGCTCGGTTTAAGCCCTGCCTGATTCGCCTGATAAAATTCAGAGCGAGTAACACTCTTTTTGCGACATAAGAGAGTAACTTCAACATCTTCAGAGATTGGTTGTAGTAACTTATCCTTACCTGTGACTTTTTTAGAGATCAGCGTGATTTCATGATTCCACATTCTTGACCTCTTTCTTTGATGCTATCTGTAAATTATGCAGTCGCCATTGAAGGTGACGTGGCATATCCACCCCGCCCTCATAGCGATAAGCAGCATAGTCAACGATAAACATTTCATGGTCAGCACGCTCACCGACAAGCTCGATACCGAGATTATCGGTCAATTCAGTAATGACACTTGAAATGATTTTTTTTAACGGCTTGTCTCTCAAGTCGGTTGAAATACCCAACTTAAGCTTCAGCAATTCCAAAAGCTGACCTTCGTCCATGTTTACTCCTCAACTTCCTTAGCAGGCTCTTCAGCAGTTTCCTCAACTGTTTCTTCCTGCTCAACTGCGGGCTCTTCCTTCACTTCTTTTGTTTCAGGAGCTGGTTTCTCAGGTTCATCATCTCCCAAAACCTCAAGGAAGATAGAGCCAGCAGTGTTGGCACCAGTCAAAAGGCCATTGGTAAAACTATCTGTGGGCTCATATCCTTCACGAGGAAAGATATCGCCAACAGCGTAGTCATGATTTTCAGGATCAGCCAAGTCCTTGAAAGGACGGATTACTTTATAGCTCATACGCTACCTCCTTAAGCTACAACATCAGTGTAAGTTCCAAATACCCCAGCATCTTCATCTGTCTTCTTGATATCAAAACGAAGATATGAAGCTAGGTTCTTACCGAAGCGATGGTTATCTTCCCAATTCACACTCAATTGCATACGATCAAATAATGTAAGGAAGTATTCAACATCTCCGATAAAATACTTCATTTCCCCTTCTTGACCCAAAAGAGTGTCATCAACAGGGTAGATAGTTTTTCCAGAGAATGAATAGCCTGTTGGTGAAGTGATGTCAGGTTGAAGCATGTAGCGGCCGTCCTTGTCCTTAACTTTATCCAATGCGTTGAACATAGAGTCAGTAACAACAAGAGATTTTTTATAAACAGATGAAATCTTAGTATTCAAAATATCTTTAAGTCCATCATAACCGCTAGCATTTACAACTTTTGCAGTTTTCAGAACATCCGCAACAATTGCCAATTTTGTTTGTTCGTCCTGATCTTGAATATCTGCTTGCATGATTCCAATAAGGTCATATTGTGCATCTTCAATCGCTTCACGAGAGATAGGAAGTTCCCCACGATAAGTCTTAATTTTGTAATCAACTTCAGTGATTTTTGTTTTTCCTAATTCTGGATTTTCTTCCAGTTCACCAACCTCTGTCATCTTACGATTTGATTTCTTCATGACTGGGTAAGTACCTGAACCACTTGTTACTTTCACAATATGGATTAGGTTAAGCAGTGGGTTCTGACGTTCAGGTGTTTTTTGTGGTTCCAAAACCTCTTTTGGAATAATCGCTCCTACATCAGTTGTTTTAACACCTGTGCGTTTTTGTCCACGAGAGCGGATGAATTCTAGTACTGCTTCACGTTTTTCCAATTTCTGTCCTCCACGTTTTTCTTGACTTGGGTAAGTCGGCGCTTTACGATTCAATTCTTCAACTTGATTTTGCAAATCTTCGATTTCTTTTTCAAGTTGTTCTTTTTCTGCCAATTTATCTTCCAATTCTTTTTGGATATCTTCCAGATTCTTTTCAACCGCTGAAACTTCTTCATCATTTCCAGCTTGATCCAATTTCTTCGCTTCAAGTTCAGAACGCTTGTTCAATTCTTTGATTGATTCTTCAAGTTCCACCACTTTTTCTGCTTTGTTGCGCATGCGAGCGCCTAAAATCAATGATTTGTGCATAGGTTAAATTTCTCCTTAATTTCTTTCTTGCGCTTGTCCAGCGCTTCACGATTGGCACGCTGTTGACTTTCAAAGTCTTTCTGTCGTGCAGCAATTTCCGTTTGCGGATAGGCTGGGAAAGTACATGGACTCACTTCAAAGATTTCTAATTCTAAGATAGTGTCCAGGTACGAACCATCTACTTGCTCTTCCGTATTGATTTTGATTGGGATGAAACCAAAGCTACATCCAATCACATCGCCACGCTGAACACGAGCATAGGCCCCAACAGCTTGCGGGTCATCCTTGTTGATGATGATATCACCGTAAAGTCCGATTTCATCAACTCCTAAAATGACCGTCCCGTTACCAGTACGACCAAGCACTAAACTATCATCATGGTTAAATAATGCCCTGATGTCAGCTCCTTTGATAGCTTTTTCAACACCCTCACGTTTGATTACCTCAAAGTAACCCGGCCATAATTCAGTAACTTCATCAAACTTGATAAAGTACCCACTCAAAATCAAATCACCGCTGTCAGCTTCTTCTCGTGTTTTAAATTGAGCGGTACGATAACTATTCCGTTTGTTCATTCTCTTCCTCACCCCCTTTCAGTTTCTTCTGGTCCCCAAGTCTGTCTTGTGGGATATAGTTCTCAAGAGCAAGGAGCTCATCCATATCAGGATCAGGTGGCATCCCAAGCCAATCCCTCCACTCGTTTCGACGCATTGCCATACTTTTACTCATCTGTTCAGCAACTGATGACAATTCTGTAATGTCATACGAATAAAGCGAGCGAGCATTAAATTTGAAATACCGATTATTTGAAACGAGTAAGTCTCTCGTTAAGGTCTGAGTGATTGTCGTGGCGATGCTCATTACTGTTGTATTGACAAAGTTGTTGTATTCTTCTTTGTCAAAGCTACCAACTCCCAAAATAAAAGCTGGCACTCCCAAAAGCCCAGCAACTGTTTTCTTATCAATTTCAACAGATTCATTGATAGCAATATCTTTTAAACTTAGTGGCTTGACCTGTTCGACATTCAACAAAGCGTCTGGAATAATCCACGGCTCACCTGCCTGACTTGTTGCTAAGTATTTCTTAGCAACCTTGTCTCGTCCATCTTGCGTGGCCAACTCTTGACTCGAAGAATCAACCTTAACAATTAGGCTAGGAACGTTCTTGCCATTCATAAAGCCTTTTTTGGTTTGAGTAGCAAGGTTTAAATTCCTAACAATATCCCTCAGAGCCAGTCTGTATCCAGTCCCTACAAATGGATTGTCTGGATCTGGGTTGATTACAAAGTGCACGATTTCGCTTGGGTTGTAGTCAATACCACGATAATTCACGATATAACCAACATCATCACTTTTGAAAGAGACCTCACTCATTGCGAATGGTCTCAGGTTCAAAATGTAATCATTCACAGGATCATACTCAACATGAAGAACTGAGTTTCCGTCACCGAATAGCAATAGGTCACGCACAATCTTGAAAATCCAAGTTTTGCGAGTCATATTGTCGCATGGGTTTACATCAATCTTGCGAGCCAGTCCGTCTTTTATTCTGATATCGCCTTTGTCGGTATTCTCCATCAAATGAATGGTCATATTTGATACCATGTCAGCAATCTTATTGACCGCAGTAATCACATCAGGATTGCGAGCCAGTGGCACATAGCTATCACCGTCAATATAAAGCCCAAAATCTGAATGAGTGATAACATTCGTTCCGCTTCGACTCTTACCACGTTTCAAAATTCTATCTAAAAGCCCCATCTTTCCTCACCTCCTTTCTAGTCTGTTGCACTTTGAAAAAGTGAATCAAAGTGCTTGTTTCTTACGATATTCTGACTGACATCAACTATCTGCTTATCCCAATTCACAAGCTCACCCATAAAGTCTTTTATATAGGATTGCCTAATAGTGACTTCTTTGCCATTTAAAGTTGCTTTTACTCTTCCTGTGTTGATTAACACGTTGATGTCATGTTCTGATAAAACTATTTCATTCATAAATCACCTAATCAAAGAAGCTCATGACATTCTGATTCTTACCAAGATTAGCAAGAGCCTGAATACAAGCAAAAACGCTGGCATCGAACAAGTCAATTCTTGCAGTACCACCGTCACCGTCTAATTTCTCATATTGCACAGCATCATCCACCTTTTCAATCGCTCTAACATTGCTCACACAGTATTCGTAAGCATCAGAATGAAGATAGTAAAACTCTTTATTCTTAACTTTGAACTCAATCCGTCTGAATCCTTCAGATTTCAGATAAAATAGCTGAGGTTGGTCAATCATCTTGAACCGAGCTTGTTTCATCTTTGTCAGGAACTCACGACCAAATTTCCTATCCATTCCGACAGCAGCAATCTTGAACCCTTTCTCCCTCATCTTGATGAACCATTTAACAATATCATCATAGAGTACGGTCGGAGTATTGCTCATAGTCAACCAACCATCAGACTGCCACCCAAAAAGTGGAATGCCATCGTCATTGGCTTTCTTTTGAGCATTGACACGAGGAAAGAAAGCGTGTGTGATACAGATATCAATATCTTTTTCACCATCATGATAGACACCATAGAGAGCCGCAGCGGTCAAGTCATGCAGCCTTGACAAGTCAGCTCCACCATACCATTGAATAGGCAAGCGTGCCAGTTCTTCCAAGGTCCAATCGTAACGACTGTCTGAAGCAATGAATTCATCAGGATTGAAATAAGCGTTCATTGAGTTTGTAAAGACATTCAAAGTCTTGTTGAAAAACTCATTTCTTGTCTGTGGATCATTCATAGCTTGCTCAGCTTCTTCTCTCAGAGCTTTGAGCGATACCGTTACACCCCATGAAGGGTTGGCTTTCTTAAGCACATTCTCGTCTAGGTAATCGCCCACGTCTCCATCAGTCGTCTGGTCAGCTTTGCAGATAAACATGAACAAGGAATCATCCTTGACCAATTGCTTAAGGACCTTTTGACAGTATTTCAAGCGGTTAGCAAGGAAACCAGTAGGAATATCCCCAGCCGTAGAGATAACAAAAAGCATACTGTTTCGGTATGCTGACATTGTTTTCTTCATAAGACCGTACTTCTTGCTGTTTCTCATCGTGTGAGCTTCGTCTAGGATAATTACGTTACCGTTCAATGAGTCCAAACGACTTTCATCGTTGGCCAGTGCCTGGATAAAGAAAGAACCCTCAATACCAAAATTAGCAGTGATTGAGTGTTCCTGGTTGTTATCCTTGATACGAATGTTCTTGTCATTCCATCGCTCTACATTGAATTTTAAGAATCCAAAGGCTTCCATAGCTTGCTTGACCGAGTTGGCCACGATGTAGCATTTTGAACCGCTATCCGTGTCTAATATTTGATAAGCAAGTGCGATTGCAGCAGTAAATGAGGTTTTCCCATTCTTCCGAGCAAGCATGATAAGCGCTTCTTTGAACCTGCGCTCGTTTGACCCCTTGTAGTAGAATCCAAATAGATTAACAACCACAAAGTGTTGCCAGGGTTGCAAGAGTAATGGCTTGTTACGGATAGACACCGCAAACATATCATCACCCTGCTGATGGACTATCGTATTCTCGATGAAGTGAATAACGAAATCAACAATTTCCTCATCCACTTCAAACTCAGGATTTTCAAGATCACGCAAGAAACGTTCAGCTGCAAGAATGTTCTCCTCACAATGTTCCTCTCTGTGAGATATGACGTGCTGAGCATACTCTTTCGCTTTATCAAGATTACCCATTGCCAGTCACTCGCTTCTTCTTGATTTCGTTCTTGAACTTCAGGACCTCAGTAAGAACTGAATCACCTTCTTGTTCTACTACCTCACCGAGCGACTTCGGATTCATCATCAGCTGGTTAGAGTAGCTAAGAATGTCTTTCCTCAAAATTTCCATCGCGGTTAAGATTGGAACTTTGCGCTCATTTTCAGCACCAGCCTTGTTGACGTAGGTGTCTGTCACTGGGTAACCCATGTCAGCATAATCTTGAGCAAGTTTCTGATACTGATAGAGCATTCCTGCAAAAATATCAATGATCATCTCAAATTCTTTTCGATAAGTGCCTAAGTCTTTCATCTGCTTGACCACTTTTGACTTAATCGACTTTGCTGTAATTGGTTTAGGCAAAAACTACCTCCTTTCGTCAAAATCGCTTAGTTTTTACCCCCTTTTTGTTTGAAGGCCCCCGACTTGGAAAAAGTTCCCTTCACCGGTACCCTACTGCCAAAAATGAATTTTTAAAGAGGTGGGGGGTATCCATAAAATTCTTCAAATTCCTTTTTTCTCTTTCTTTGCCAAAATAATCCTTGATTGATAATCTTATCGTTCTTTCTATCGTGAAACGTATTGTGTTTCTTGTTTGTTAGTGGCAAACAATTCCACTCAACGAATTCAAGTTCAGGATATTCAGATACAGGAAAGATGTGATGTACCATTTCAGCTGCTACTGAAATTCCATACCTCAAGCTTTCTTGACAAAGATAGTCGAACTTCCGCATAATCTTATCACGGAACTTCTCCCACTTCTTAGATTTCAAGGATGGTCTGATAGGTTTGTTATACATCTCAAACCTCCTTTCTCAATGTTAAAAGGGACAGGTCAGTGACCTATCCCCTCTCATACAAGAAATCTATGCTATCATAATAAACCTTTTTTTGTGAGACTTCAAGACGTCTTTTGTCTCATCTTGTTTTCTTTATGAAATCATAAACTAATACAAAAAGAAAAATGAACGGTAAGAAAATAAATCGCAATCCTTCAGCAAGGAGGTCTAATGCATCTCTTATTGTATGATCAAAAAAAACGACTAAAATAATTAGGGTAAAAAAATAGACAACTAGATATCCTAAAAATAATCCCAATGTTCCATCCTCCAACTATACCAATTTTATCCCTCACTTTCACATATCTTATATTTTGTTAAACTCACTCTAAATCTCAAACCCTTACTAAGCATGGGTTTTAAAGAGTTTCATTTTTTCAGTTTATGCTTAACTCATTATGTGAAAGTAATATCTAAAAAAAATTAAATGACAAAGTTCCGTAGTGCGTCATCAAGCTCTGCTTGTTCTATTCCTATGTATCTCAGGGTGATTGCAGGCGATGAGTGATTGAACATTTTCTGTAATGTTCCTACATCCTTCGTCTTGTTGTAATATTTATAGCCGAATGTCTTGCGCATTGTATGCGTGCCAACATTATCAATGCCTAGTTCTTCAGCTGCTTCATGAATGATTTGATAGGCTCGCTCACGAGTGATTGCTTTATTCTGACCTTGCCTACTCTTAAATAAGAAATGATGAAATGGTTTGCCCTCGACATATCTCCTCATTTCTTTTTTGAGTTCTTTTGTCATCCGTCTTGTTATCTGCTTGCCAGTCTTCCGTTCTCTCAGTTTGATGTGCCAGCCTTGAACATCTTTAACTTTCAAGGTAAGTATATCTCCGACTCGCAAACCAGTATTCAGGCCTGTAATGAATAGCATATAATACATCTCATTCCACTCCTTGAGATAATCTTTCATTGCCTGGATGTCGTCATTATCTTTTATCGGCGATACAAATTCCATGTTCTACCTCCTTTCTGCAAAACAAAAAGCCAGCATTTGCTGACTCTTGACGATACTTCTGTTGGACAACTTTTCTGACTAGAATTAAGGATGACTCCTAAAGTGTGATATGTGTTTTTGTTTCAGAAGTTCATGCTATCATAATAAACCTTTTTTTGTGAGACTTCAAGATGCCTTTTGTCTCATTCTAGTTTACAACTCACCTTTCAGTATAGCGTACTGTTCTAAGATAATCCTCCTCCTTCTATAAATTGTAGCTTTGCTCATGAATTTCTGTTCTGCTATTTCTTCCCATCTAAGTTGAGGATACCTCCAGCGCAGATTAAAGATTTCCTTGTCTTCATCAACTAGATTGATCAGGAGTTTGTTAATAATAGCTTTGAACCCTTCGAGAAATTTTAAGGTTGGATCATCTGCGATTCTGATTGCGATAGTTTCGGTAGGTTTGCTTATTCCTACGCCAGGACCACTCTGAGCGTCTGGGTTTCGAGTTTCTAATTCTAGTCTTCTCAAATCTATTGTACGTTGAATGTTTTGGAATTTGAAAAGTTCTCTGTCCAATGTTTTGAGGTCTTCGTCGCTCAATTTCTTCAAATTTTACCTCCGAATTTTCTAAATAATTAAATAAGCTATCGAACATTTTAGAAAAAGCCTTACTGATGTCAGAAACTATCTGCTTAATCATTCTAGATAAAATTTCAATTTCTTCCTGACTTAACTTTCTAAGCTTATTTTCTAATTCTATTTGTTTCTTCTGAGCAAGTTGTTTAGCTTTCTTCTTTTTAATCCTTCTATTCATCTTGCTCTCCATTTCTTAGTATTAGCTTTTATGAATGCAGCCTGCTCTTGCATCTGCTTCCATTCATAATCCATGATGATTTCAAGTTGATTGTTACAAAGACCTTTTAAAAAATCATTTTGAGCTTCTAGTTTCTCAATATCCTTATAGGCTCTTTCATACAGTTCATCTTCCAGAAATCTAATACGCTCTGCCATTGCTTCCTGAATGATGATGTAAGTTGGTTTCTTGTACTTTGTCATTACAATCTTACCTCATCTCCTATTTTTAGAGATTCATAGTTTGTTTGAGTAACTACGAATACTCCGTAATTTTGTACTGTGATAGTATACATGTCACCAATCTTCTCCTTTTGTAAGACTCTGCCTTTAATTTCTGCGCCTTGATTGTCAGCTTTATAGACGATAATCGGGCGTTTTTCTTCCAAATCTCGAATCCTGCCCATCTGCCAGACATTCAATCCAGCAGACAGCAGGATCCAGATTGCGATAAATCGTTTCAATCTGTGACCTCATTTCTCAACTCAAAATCAATTCCATACAAAAGTAAATCATTTTGAAAATCAACAAATTCTTCAACCGCTTCAGCTTCTTGAAAGTCGTACTCCTCGATTGCAAGCAAGAAATCATCAATGTCATTTCTTTGGACACTTCCGTATTCTGTCTTGGTATGTTCCATAACTGTTTCATAGCCATCTACATCAATTGTGTAGCATATTCTGCCACTTGAAAAATCATATTTGTAATTCTTGATTATCATCATTCCACCTCCTCAAAATAACTACGAAGTTTGCTTAAATTTACAATAGCGACTTTTGATGGCGTGTATCGCAACTCAGGGTCACGAGTCAAGCGACCTACTAACGTAACATTATTGATCATCTTTCTTTTCCTTTCCTGTCACACATTCTACAACTGAGTAACCAATAAAAAAGCACAGAAAAGTTATTCCAAATTCTTTAATAAATTCAATCATTTTCTTCTCCTCCTTCATTTTCTAAAACGGCATCTTGTATGAAAGTATTACCAATTTTATAGTGCTTGTATTCCTCAGCTGTCACTTCAAACGTTTCTTCAACTTGCTTATTACCTGCACGACCTGAAACGACCAGAATGTATTTTCTTTTGGTTCTGGTTGGCACAAGCACCGAACTTTTTCCAGTTGTAACAGGTATGAAAGTTGTGTGAGGTTCATCAATGTACTTATCTACTACTGTCCCACTCGAAATCTGGTGACATGCCACGAGGAAGAATGCGAGTAAAACAACAAATAGGATTTTAAAGCATCTCATTCCTTATCCTCCAAACTGACAGTTATAGCTTGTTTAGCTTTTTCGGAGATAAAAATAAGTGTTTCTCCTTTTTTTAAGTTTTTTAAATCCTTCTTTGTGACTTTCACTTTATGGACTTCGTAGTTTTTACCATTTATTTCAATCATCCCAAATCCTCCTTCTGTTCATCCCCCTAGATTGCTAAATGCGACTTCCCATCCATAATTATCATACTTACGTACGATGTCTTTTAAAATTTTACCTTTTGAGATTTCGATTTCTTGTGTAAATTGCATACCCATTTCAAAAGTGAAAATCTTAATGTCAACATTGAATTTTTCAGAGATTTCTATGTAATCTTCTGGGATAGCGTGCCATGCCTGCATAAAATTATTAAGCTCGATGATAAGAAAATCATCATCAAGATGAATTTCAAAACTTTTACTGTCGATAAAAGCACGTTTTGTGCCATTGATATAAAAATAAGAGTCTGATGAAGTGAAAGTGATTAGCTCACCATCTGTATCTTCTTTGATTGTGACATTTCCAACAGCTTTAAACATATATTTCAAAGCCAATTTAATATTTTCTGCACGTCCTCTTAGTTTAATTGTTCCTTCTGCAAAATTTGGCATCTTTATCCTCCATAATCCTCCTCTTTAACAAACACCCCATCAATCATCTTACCTTTGCGGTCCTTAATGACTTCATAGGCTTCTTCTAAACAACTTTCAGCTGTAGTGCCATTGCAAAATGAAACCGTACTAATCACGCTATCAAGAAACATCAAGTCTGCTTTGATTAACGGAATCTGTGTCTCATTGTGACAGACATGAGCGTATAGCTTCTGAGCGATATTACCCAGACTAGAAACCATCAGCAGCAATTCAAGTTCCTGTTGATTGGCTGAAATCTGAGCGCCGTTCTTGATTTGTTGTTCAAGTCCAATCAAAACTACCTGGATGTCTCCAAGAGCATCATAGATCAGTTCAGATTTATCCTTTGCAATGCCCTCAAATAGTTCTCCTGACTCTTCCATGAGTTTCAAAAACTGCCTGACTGGATTTGCTTCATGCAAGTTTCTGTCAACAAACCACTGTTGAACCTTCTCTTCCAAATTCATTTTTGTATTCATCTTATTTTTCCTCCGTTTTTCTATTTTTTTTATAACAATTCCAGAAATCATCTAGATTTTTAGAAATTGGCATTTCCCCATAGGTTATATAACACTGAATAGCTTTTTCTAAATCATTGCTATTATCAGCTTCGAAATGAACAAGTTCAAAATTATTTCCGTCAAAAATTTCATTCAATCTTCGGTCAATTAATAGTTGACTAGCACGAGCTTCTTTCAATTTTTTTATGAATTCAGACTTTGTCAACATTTTCATTTCCTTAATACCTCCTAAAATTTCATAAAAGCCATCCAGTGAGTTGTCCCACGCTGTTGCCCAAAAAGTGGTTTTTGTGGAACTAATTCCAAAATTTCCTTAACATTTACTTGAGCATCCGACCACTTGAAAATAAGTGTTCCACCTGTTTTCAAAACTCTAAAACATTCTTCAAAACCTTGTTGTAAATCTAACCTCCAAGTCAACAAGTCTAGTTGACCATATTGCGCACGCATGAACGATTTCTGGCCAGCCCATAAAAGATGAGGTGGGTCAAACACAACAAGATTGAATGTTTCGTCATCAAATGGCATATCTCGAAAATCTGCAACAATATCTGGCTTAACATTGATTTTCTTTTTGTGAATCTCAAATTCCTCTTCACGTCTATCCATGTATGTTGTATGTGGTTCTTGTTTATCAAACCAAAACATTCGAGAGCCACAACACGCATCTAGTATTCTGATATCTTTCATCCCTTCACCTGAATCACATAAAAATTACCAAATGATCTAAGTGCCTTGGCCACCTGCATTGCAACCGCACGAGAAACAAACCGAATAGCTCCCCTCTCTTCTGAAAAAGAGATATCTATTCCAGTCACGCCGATTTTAGCAGACATCAAGTACGGTTTTTCTTCTTTTGTTCCATGTTTCAAAATAAACATCACTTTCTTCCTTTCTCTAGTTTTTCTAGCATTTCTTGTTTCTTCTTCTCAAGGTCCTTTTTGGTCTCATCGCTAGTATTGTTCACATAATTAGGTTGTGACCACTCAGGAACATTTGATTTTTCATTACCAGGACGTTTGCTGACTTTGCTTTCTTTGTACGCTCGCTCACGTTCATCGACTGCTGCAATCGTCAAAACTCCATCATTCTTCCAATTGGTCAAAATCGCTCTGATATAACTAAAATTCCTTTTACCATTGTCAGCAGCAAGACCAATTGCTTTCAGAACAACTTTTGCTTCCATACCATCCAAAGTGATGAACTCTTTCAAGATTTCAAATTGAGTTCCATCCAACGGAGCAATACGAGATTGATATTCTTCGACGATGAGTGCGACTGGATTTTCATCTACATCTTTCTCTATATCTGTATCTATATCTTTCTCTATATCTATATCTCCGTTGCAAGTTGTTGCAATAGTGTTGCAATGCAACCCCCTCAACTCTCTATGTTTGCGACTTCTACGAGTGCTCGCCGTTTCGCTCCCAACCATCTCAGGAACCTGTTCTAAGAAATAATCTCTGTCATTTTTTCTAGTCAGCAAGCCCTTACTCTCCAAGAAAATCAAAGTGATTTTAATATCTTCAACATTCTCATCAATGACAAGAGCGATTTCTTCAGCTAGATTGTCAGCAAGTCCATCATAGTAGATGTGCCCGCCATCCTCTAAACTAATCAACATCATTTTGAGATAGATGATAGTGTGCGTATCGCCACCTGCAATCTTACGAAGCAATTTCATTTCTTTAGACTTGAAAAAATCCTGAGCCAGTTGAATCCAGTAGTATCGCTTGTTTTTAACTACCATTGATACCCTCCGTTTTTCTACTAATCCACAAATGTTTCTTTTCGTGTCACGGGATCAACGCCCACACGTCGACCTGTTTTAAAGTCGATAAACCCTTTTTCAAATTGTGGCGTTTGAAATTGAATCTTCTTTTTCTGTCTCATTGCCATTTTAAGCTTGATATTCATCATCAGCGATTCAATCAAGACTACTGATACTACTGTGCCTACTGCGATAATTTGTAAATTGTTCATGTTTTTTATCCTCTTTTTATGCTATAATATAGTCAAATAATTTTGCTAAGACCTTGTCCAGAAGCCTTTTAGTAAAGTTATTAGATTTGATTTGAGAGCCATTCTTTGATGGCTCTTTTTGACCATTTCTTACCAGGTAATTCCTTTGGAAATCCCTTCATGTAACGATAATTATTTGAAAATGTGTCATAGTTGATACCTAAAAATTCGCAGGTAGTGCCTACATCCATCAGCTCTGGATAGTGGTCACTATCTTTTTCTATTTCAACCAACCTTGTGATTGTGTCCTTGATAATGGATTTGATCCAGTCTGTTAATGAAAGTAGAACATTATCCATCTTTTACCCTTTCTAAACTTCTTCAAATGAGTTCAATTTCATGATTTTCATCTTGGTATTGGTGCTTGGCTCCCACGTCATCCAGTAGGCCAAGGCTGCATCTGCAAACTTTTTGGGTAGTAAATCATAGCGACTGATATTGAAGTGGTCTTTAAAGTCAATCTCAGCTTGTCTAAATACCGACTGAGCGAAAATCTTATCAGCATAAGCTGGACTATCAATACCACCCAAGCAAGCTACTACACGAGCCTTGCGCTTCTTCAGTAGCGACTGAGCGTAGCTTGGGTGAATCGGTTGCTCGCTCTTGAGATAATCAATATCTTCTAGCATGGTCGCCTGTTGCTCACGCAATTTCTTTTGTCCAGTAAATAGAGCAATGAAGGCATCCTCGTCCAAGTCCTCTCGGATAAATCCGCCTTGTTTTCTAATAGCTGGCAAGACCTCTGAGGTCACCCAGCGCTTAAACTCTCTAGCTTGTAGAAGCTTACTTGAAAGAATGAGAGAGTAGAGACCAGATTCGTTAATAACGGTAACACCTCTATTTCCAAAAGTACCGTTTTGGTAGTTTTGGCGATCTTCTTCATCTACGTGACGGTTTATGTCTCGACTACCGTTTTGGTATCCTAGAATATCCGCAACATCCTTCCCAACGAACCAAGGTTCGTCATCAATTGTCAAAGTACGGACTTCCTGCCCGTGAAAATTAAAAATTTCGTTCATAATATTCCTTTCTAAATTTGGTATAATAAAGTAAAAACGATTGGAGAGAAAAGATGACTGAAAAGATCTGCTTTATTGTAACTGCCATTGGCGAATCTGGAACACCTACCAGAGAACGAGCTGACAATGTATATAAGTATCTTATCGCCCCTGTTTGTGAAGAACTTGGTTATAGACCTGTTCGTGTTGACCACGTCAACGCGGTTGATAATATCAACGAAACAGTTATAAACTACCTCAAAACTGCTCCTATGGTTGTAGCAGATATGACAGACCATAATCCAAACGCATTTTACGAATTGGGGTTCAGACAAGCCCTCGAACTGCCTCTTGTCCCAATCATAAAAGTAGGAGAAAGACTTCCTTTTGATGTTATGACGACTCGTACTGTTTTCTATGATACAGATGTATCGAAAATTGAAGAATCTAAAGAAAATTTGAAATCTAAAATTCAAAGTTTCAAAAACTTCAAAATGCCTGAAAGCAGCCTAGATAAAAGCCTTACATTAGATGATCTTAACGATAATCTAAATAAAAAGTTAGATAAAATATTAAATCTATTAGAGAACAATCAATCTTAATCTTCTTTCGCACCAATCCGAGATATAAATGTAAAACCGTTTATATCCGAACATCAGTCAATTATCCAACAAATCAAAGATAAAACTAACCAATTTCAGAGGAATCCATTATTCCCCGAAGATAAGAAATAGCTAGCTCTTGTTGACTTTGCAGTTCACCAATCTCAGCAACTTTTTCATTTATAAGTCTAACGGTCCTCAATACTTCATTGAGGGCTGTTCTTTCTAGTTCATTCATAGTCCTCTCCTCTAGCACCTAATTATGATTAGGTGTTTTTTGTTGCATAGCACGTTTTCTGATAGCTTTCCCCAAACAATCAGCTAGGTGAATCATGTTTGGAATCTTGCTTCCCTTAATGCAATAAACAGCACCCAAAGCTTCATAGTAGGTTTCTGTGTGTGCCAAAACATCGTCGACCATATTTTCAAAATGTTTCTCAATGATTTCTTTGATGACATCATTATCTTGTCTTGTATTGTTCATTTCTTACTCCTCAAATTTTTCCCAAGGTTCGTTAATTCGTAACTTTTTATTGATGCGAAGTTTCAAGTCGTCGCTCCCTTTTCCATCTTTAAGCAATTGTGTGATGGTTGATGGACTAACACCTACAACGATAGCCAAATCCGTCTGTGACCACCCACGTTTTTCAATTCGCTCTTTTACAAGCTCAATCCATTTAAGATGTTGTTGGCTCATATATTTCTCCTTTCTGCTATAATAGTTTTAAAAAATAATTATGAGGTGGAACAATGAAGCTGAACCCTGACTGCATTCGTGACCTATTGCTTGATATCGAAGCAAAATCTACATTTGATAATGTTGTGATTTACAGCGAAGAAAAGGACGAACCTTTGTTTAATAAATATGGAGTGGATACGATTTTTTACCATATTCGTCAAGCGGATTACGCAGGATTTTTTATTGGAGAAGTAACTTATACTTTTGATTTATCCGCAATTATTATCGACTTGTCTCCAGAAGCACATGAGTTCCTAGCTAACATTAGACAAGATACAAATTGGAATAAGACTAAGAGCATAGCTTCAAAAGTAGGTTCATTTTCATTGAATGTTTTAAAAGACATCTCTATAGAAGTCATTTCAAAAGTTATTTCAGACCAACTCAACAAGTAAAGTGACTTTTAGTTCAGAAAATTTTGGCGTTGTTTCTAGACTTTTCAATTCATAACTTTTTACCCCTTTTAATTCCTTGGAATCCAATATCAATTTATTGTCACGTAAGGACAATCTACTTAATCGTGGCCTTTCTGTGCTTCTTTTAGTAACATACGGCCAATGTTTTGGTCTTGGCATCTGCTATTCCTCCTCTCTATCAAATCTATAAGTTAAAGAGTCGGTAAATTATTTTATAAAACGCTTGACAACTTTTACACTAAGGTGTAAAATGAAAACATAATTAAAAACCTTGATAAAACATTATATCTATCAATTTCTCTTGCTCGCCAAAGCTATTTATTTTTAGATAAGTTTTAACTTAGTTTTTTACTAACTCTTTAACTTTACAAAAACTATTTTACACTTAAGTATTATTTTTGTCAATAGAAAATAACACTTTTTTATAAAATATTTTTTGTCATGTCTTAGAAAAGGTGATATGACAATGTTTTCCACACTTGAAAAAATTAAGGAACTTGCTCTAAAACGAGGGATAAGCCTTCAAAAAGTCGCCGAGGATTTGGGCTATAGTATAAATTACCTTTATACTTTAAAAGAAAAAATACCTAAATCTGACCGTCTACAAGAAATCGCTGACTACTTCAACGTGTCCACAGATTATTTACTTGGTCGCACAGATAACCCAGCAATCGCTGGTAATCATGACTACAAATGGGAAGGTAAGACTCTAAACGTTGAAGAAATGGCATCAAATGTCATGATGTTTGGCGGTCGAGAATTAACAGATGAAAAGAAAAAAATCATCCAGTCGATTATTGAAGGTTATCTGAAGGAAGCTGGTGATTAGAGGTATTGCTTAATGACCGAAAAAGAAATTATAAGTCATTTTCAGATTCGTATTATCGATTTTGATGGAGATTTGATGCCGGACGAACTTGGATTTTACGAAAAAGAAACCAATACAGCTTTCCTGTCGAGTAAACTTAGTAAAAAAGAGAGAGTTAAGGTTCTACTGCATGAACTTGGACACAAGGATCATACACGCTCAGAGTACCAGAACGCTCGCCTACGATGCGAAAACGAAGCTGATAGGAATATGATCCATCATCTCGTAAAAGACGCTATAGAAAGCTTAGACGACCCTACAGAGTTTGATTACCTCAAATTCATGTCCTACTACGATCTAAAAACCGTGACAAATGAAATCATGGTAAAAGAGGAATATCAGACTTTAGTTGGTTAAATATGTTTATAAACTGCTGAAGCAGAAAAAGAAAGGAACTACTTATGGCATTGTTTGGTAAAAAGCAAGATGAAAATTTAGAGGTTGAACTCTTCACAGAGGAACCGAATGAGCGAGTTTTTGAGTTTAAGAAATCAAAAACTGTTGTAAGAATCGATGATTATTTTATCAGGATTGCAAGAAAGACAAATGTGTCTAATGTTCTTCTTCATGGTCTTGATGGCGAAAAGTCAATTCTTCTCTCTGAGATTACAGCATACCAATTGAAAGAACCTGGCTCAACTGTTGGCTATCTTCAACTTGTTTACCCTGGTTCTTCTGATACAAAAGGTGGTGTGTTTGATGCCGTAAAAGATGAAAACACAGTAACCTTTACCAAAGATGAAAAAGCATCTATTTTGGAATTAAAGAAAGCCATAGAGAAAGCTTTAAAAGATAAAGTTAAGAAATAACAAAAAAGCCCCACAATCACCCTCGCCAAAGTTTGATTGTGAAGCTTACCCTTATAAAAAATCAGCCATTAAAAAGGCCTATTTTCTATACCCTATTTTACACCATGAAAGGGGTGATGTCAATATTCTCAATGTTTAGACCTTGTCCAGAAGCCGATAAACAAGGAGAATACAATGAAATATAATAAAACAAAATACCCAAATATCTATTACTATGAGACTGCCAAAGGCAAGCGTTACTATGTCAGACGTTCTTTTTTCTTCCGAGGCAAAAAAAGAGAAAAAAGTAAAAGTGGTTTCACAACTCTCCCTCAAGCTCGTGCAGCCTTGGTAGAGCTTGAGCAACAAATCCAAGACCTGGAATTAGGTATCAATACGAATCTAACACTCGATCAGTATTGGGACATCTATTCTGAAAAGAGATTGTCAACAGGACGTTGGAATGACACTTCCTACTACCTCAATGACAATCTCTATAAGAACCATATCAAGACAAAGTTTGGTTCTACCCTGCTTAAAAATTTGGATAGAAATGAGTATGAACTCTTTATTGCTGAAAAGTTGCAGAACCATACCAGATACACTGTTCAAACTCTTAATTCCAGCTTTATGGCATTGCTGAATGATGCCGTGAAAAATGGGAATCTGCTCTCAAATCGCTTGAAAGGTGTTTTCATCGGCCAAAGTGATATTCCTGCTGCTAACAAGAAAGTGACTCTCAAAGAGTTCAAGACTTGGATAGCAAAGGCAGAAGAAATCATGTCAAAACAATTCTACGCTCTAACCTATCTGACCATTTTTGGGTTAAGAAGAGGAGAAGTCTTTGGATTGCGCCCAATGGATGTCACTCAGAACGACAGCGGACGGGCTATACTGCATCTTAGAGACAGTCGAAGCAACCAGACCTTGAAAGGGAAAGGGGGGCTTAAAACGAAGGATTCAGAGCGATATGTCTGCCTTGATGATATCGGAACAGACCTAATCTATTATCTGATAGCTGAAGCTTCTAAAATCAAGCGAAAGTTAGGGATTATCAAGGAACAGCACAAGGATTATATCACTATCAACGAGAAAGGTGGTCTCATCAATCCAAACCAGCTAAATAGAAACTTCAATCTAGTAAATGAAGCAACAGGATTGCATGTAACACCTCATATGATGCGCCACTTCTTCACGACTCAAAGCATTATTGCAGGGGTTCCGCTTGAACAATTAAGCCAGGCGCTGGGGCATACAAAGGTTTATATGACGGATCGTTATAACCAAGTTGAGGACGAACTTGCTGAAGCGACAACAGACCTATTTCTTAGTCATATTCGCTAAAAAATCCCCGCCAATTCCCCGACAAAAATCCGAAAAATACCGAAAAATATCGAAAAATGATTTTTAGAATAGTCCCCAAAAGCCTGAAATAGAGCCAAAAAACTCCACCTGATTGGGTGGAGTTAAGGGAGATTATTATGAAAAAGAAAAGTTTAGGATATTTGTTACAACAAGTTAGGAGGTCTTCTTGTAACTGTCTATAGTATACCCGACCTATCTTAAACAAATCTTAAAAATCTC